CGAAATTCAGGGCTTCGCTGCCGCTGGAACCGCCCTCGGCTCTCCTTGCATGGGCGAGTGGATAGTTTCCAACTACGGCCCGAATTGTCTTTGTTATGTTCAGATCACGAACAAGCAAATAAACGGTGCCGTAATAGAGCTGTTTTTGCGGCTCGATCTGGCAACTTTTAACGGCTATTGCCTGAAAATCGTAGCCGTTGCGGGAACGGATTTTGTGGAGTTCTGGAGATTTGATGCAGGAGTTGCAGTTCAAATAGGCTCCCAGCAAGTTCAGCAGGAGTTTTCAAGCGGAGACTGGTTTGGGTTTCTGATGGTGGGTTCCCTCCTCGCGATCTACTACAGCACTGACGGAATCAATTGGAGCCAGATAGGCACCGCGACAGATGCAACTTATTCAACCAGGTCCAGGGCGGCTCTTTATATAGAAAACGATCTCGCTGCGAGGATGAAAAATTGGGGGGCGGGTGATTATGTGAATGAAGCTGTGCCGTACGGCGACGACAAATCTGTATCAACCCGCAATGCAGTGCGTCGCACAGCGCGTGGCATCCTGGTCGGTGCGTTCCCGCCTGAATGCCGCTCGCCGCTGCGCCCTCGGAACTAAGGAGACCCACCAGTGGCCCAAGAAAGCAAAGTACAGATCGCACCGGAATCCACCGGGCCAAAAGTCCGGACGCTCAAGATCGGCACGATCCTTGAAGATGGTACGCCCGCGACAGTGGAAATCCAGGCGGTAACTATCTCAGATGCACAAGGCAATTTATTAGAGGTGGTTGACCCGGAGTGGAAAGCAAGCGTACTGATGGAACTGCGCACGATCCGCACGACGTTGTGGGAGATGCTGGGGCGCATCACGCTCCCTGGCGGCCCATTGAGTTCTTAACTGTCAGGAAAGGAGCTTCAACATGGATCTAGAAATTATTGGTGGTTCAGGACCCGCGCCGGGTTCGAGGCTGGCGGTTGACCCCACGTTCGGGGCGGCGCGGGTTGGCATCCGCCCGCTCGACTACGGTTTGGCGGGGCTCGGCGGGAAGATTCTCGGGCATTACCGCGCCTCGATGATGACGGGCTTGACCACGGGCATCGCGGCCAATGGCGCCATCCTGTCGCTGCGGTGGGCTGACACCGTGCGGCTATTCGTGCCGACGCGCATCCAGGTGGGGTGCGCTATCACGACCGCGTTTACCGCGGCGCAGGCTCTCGACGCGGAAGCGATCATCGCGAGAGCCTTCACCGCGTCCGACACCGGTGGCACCGCCATTTTGTTGACTAACGATCAGCAGAAAATGCGGGGCATCATGGGTTCATCCCTGGTGACCGACTTGCGGGTTGCCACTACTGCGGCCCTGGGCGCGGGGACGCGGACGCTCGACGGCGTGGGGATCGGGATCACTTCGTTCCCGAACACGAACGGTCTTGGCTCGGGGAGTTCGCTGGTTGATCTCTACGCCTTCAGTGCCTACCATCACCCACCGGCGATCGCGTTGAACGAGGGGCTGATCGTCCGGCTCCCGACCGCGCAGGGTGCCGTGGGAGTGGTCAAGTATTACCTGGTGCTGGAGTGGGCTGAGGTCGCTGCTATCTAAAGCGGGGCTGCGTGTCCTTGTTGCTGTTATTAAGGACTGCGGCGGGCGGCACGCCCGTCGCGCAGTCGTACGTGCTCAACCTCGAAGCCCTCGGGGGCATTGCAGCGGCGCGCGCGTTGAACCTCGAGGCGCTCGCCGCCATCGCGCAGGGACGCGGCACGAACCTGGAGGCGCTCTCGACCGCTGCGCAAGCGCGCGAGTTGGCGCTCGAGGCGCTTTCAACCGCCGCGCAGGGGCGCGTCCTCGTGTTCGAAGCGTTGGCGGGAATCGCCGGCATACGCGTCGCGACGTTCGAGGCCCTGGCATCACTCGCCCAGGGCCGTGCGGGCAACATCGAAGCGCTCGCGTCGATTGCGCAGGGGCGCGGAGCCAATCTGGAAGCGCTCGCCATCGCCGCGCAGGCGCCCACAATCAACCTCGAGGCGCTCGGCCCGATCGCGGTCAACGTGCTGGCCGTGATCCCCTTCGAGGCCGTGGGCGATGCGCGGGTCGCCCGCGTGCTCGGGATCGAGGCGCTGACGGGAATCGCGCAGGGCCGCGGCGCGAACCTCGAAGCCAATGCGTCGGTGGCTCAGGGGCGCGCAGCCAATATCGAGGCGGCTGGCTATCTCACGCAGGCGCGCTCTGGAAATATCGAGGCGCTCGCATCCATCGCCCAGGCGCGCGATTTCAACCTGGAGGCGCTCGCCAGCCTGCAGCGGCCGGTCGCGATCTCAATCGAGGCGCTGCTATCGGTCACGCGCACGGTAGGCGGGACCATCGAGGCGCTGGCGACGATCGCGGCGCCGCGCGGGGCCGGCATCGAGTCTCTCGCCGCGCTCGCCGGGACCGCCACGCTGCGGCTCGAAGCGCTCGCCGCGATCGCGCGCGCGGCCGGCGTGCCGTTCGAAGCGATGCAGGGAATCATCCCGGCGGTGATCGTCAATATCATCGAGCGCCTCGCGCTGTTCCAGTTCCAACTCACGGAAGCGGGCCGCTTCGCCAACCGACTCGATGAAGACGGCAACTTCGCGCAGCGCCGCGACGAGGACATCGATTTTTGAACTCAATCCTCAATCCGCAATCCTCAATCCTAGAGAGGTAACGCCATGCCCATCGCAGCCAGCGATTTGAAAGCCTACCAAGCGGCGAACATGCCGGAAGCGGACACCACGACGACCGGCGGCGCGATCGCGGCCACTGGCCTCGTCGAGTTCACCGACGTCGCCGCGAACGACGACCTCGAGGCGCTCTCCGACAACGCCGCCGATACCATGAACCTGACGCTCACCGGGCGCAACGCCGCCGGCGCGATCGTGTCCGAAACCAAGGCGTTGACCGGCACGACGGCGGCGATCTTCTCGACGCTCGGGATCATCGAGCGCTTCCTGAAAGGGGTGCTCGCGAGCGCGGCCGCGGGCACGATCACGATTCGGCGCAGCGTTGCCGGCGCGACGGTGGCGACGATCGCCCCCGGCAAGACGAGCGTGCGGCGGCTGTTCTACGACTCGGCATCGGAAGCCGGCTCGACGACGCGCTACGAGAAGGCGTTCATGAAGAACGAGCACGCCACCCTCACGCTCACCAACGCCGCTTTGAAGCTCACGGCGGACCCGGCCGCGACGATCCGGATCGGCGCGGCGCCGGCGGTGGACGATTCCGCGACCGTCACCAACCGCAAGACCGCGCCGGCGTCGGTCACGTTCGTGGATGACGGCGTGTCGCAGGGCGTGCCTGGCGGCTCGCTCGCCGCGGGCGCCGCGATCGGCGTGTGGGCGGAGATGGTGCGCGGCGCGGGCGCCGCGGCGATCAAGAACACGTTCACGGTCGAGCTGTCCGGGACTACGACATAAGGAGATGCCATGAGCAACGGAATCAAATACACCTGCCAGGGACCGCGGCAGTCGGTGCAACAGGTCCGCGAGGATCTCGGCGCGCGCATCACCGCGCTGCAGGACAAGCGCGACGCGACTGACAAGGCGGCGCGCGGGCCGGTTACGGCCAAGCTCGCCGAGCTGGCCAAAGAGCAGAAGGCGCTCGCGAGGCGCGCCGACGACGAACTGCTGGGGCGCCGCGGCTGCGGGCAGGATCTCACCGCGCTGATCGAGGCGATCCCCGACGACGGCGAGGTCTACGACTACCGCTGCCCGAAGTGCGGCAACACCGGCACGGCACGCAAGACCGTGCCCTCGACCCTCGACACTCGACCCTCGTAAATGCCCTACAAACTCGCCCAAGGCGACACCGGGTCGAAGATCCGGGCGACCTGCAGGAACGATTCGGACGGATCGCTCATCGACCTGACCGCCGCGACGGTGCACCTCCTGTGGCGCGACGCCGCGGGCGCCCTGGTGACGAAGACGATGACGATCGTCGGCGCGCCGACCGCGGGTGTCGTCGAGTATCAATTCCTGGCGGCGGAGATCTTCCCGCCGTTGATGGCGTTTCGCGTGCGGATCACCGATGCCGGCGGAAAAATCCTGCACAACCTCGATCCGCTCATCGAGGACGTGATTCCGACACCCTGATGACGGACGAGGAGAAGCGCCGGGCGTTCGAGCGCGCGCGCCTGCAGGTCCTGAAGGCGCGTACCGCGATACAGCGCGACACGCGTGGCGAAATCGTTCGCCTCCTCGAGGCGGCGGCTGCAAGGATCAATGCCATGCTTGCCGGGCAGCCCTCCGATTACCAGCTCTGGCAGCTCGGTGAGCTGCAGCGGGAGATCGGCCGCACGCTCGCCGAGCTGGGCGGGCAAGCGGCCTCCGGGATCTCGAGCGCCGCCGGCGAGGCGTGGGAGGCAGGGCAGGAACTGATCGAGCGCCCGCTCGCCGCCGGCGGCATCCGCGTCCTCGGGGCCGCGCCCGCAATCAATACGCAGCAGCTCTTCGCGATGCGCACCTTCATGGCCGATCGCATCAAGGACATCGCGCTCACGGCCGCCAACCAGATCAATTCCGAGCTGGGGCTCGTCGTGATCGGCGCGCAAACGACGGCCGACGCGGTGGGCAAGGTCACGGCGATCCTCGGCGAATCCTCGCGCGCGCGCGCCACCACCATCGTGCGCACGGAGCTGGGCCGCGTGTTCTCGGTCGCGGCGAACGAGCGCATGCAGCAGGCCGCGCCCCTGCTGCCCGGCCTGAAGAAGCAATGGCGCCGCTCGGGCAAGCTCCACTCGCGCTTCCATCACGACGCGGCCGACGGCCAGGTGCAGCCGGTGGACAAGCCCTTCGTGCTCCAGGGCCCGAACGGGCGCGTCACGCTCAGGTTCCCGCGCGACCCGCTCGCGCCGGCCGGCGAGACCATCAACTGCGGCTGCGAGTCGCTCCCGATTATGGATTCCTGGGACGTCGCGCAGCCCGGGCGGCGCCCGTTCACGCCCGAGGAGATCGCGCGCAACCGCCTGCGCGCGGAGCTGGGCGGCGCGGCGGCCTGAACCTCTCCGTCCCCCCTCGTTAGTCAACATCCGTTACCTAACGCCCGGCATGGCGCGGTGGCACACTCGCGCCGTTCGCCTGAGCGAATCATCCCTCAATCGCTGGAGCCCGACATGGCCAAGACCGAACCCAAGGAAATCGCCGCCGCCGACGCGCTGAAGTTCTTCAGCCGCCAGAACATCTCCGTGCAGACCGCGACGCCCGTGACGGTGAAGGGCGAGGACGGCAAGGAACGGCCGGGCTTCAAGACCAAGGATGCGGCACTCGCCGAGGACCACATCCTCGCGGCGCGCGACCACGGCGACAAGGTCGTGATCACCACCATCGACGGCCGCCGCTACGAGGCGGCGAAGAAGGGCAACCGGCAAGAAGCAACGGCGTGAGCCTGAAGCATATCCCCACCGAAGGCATCGTCGGCGCCGCCCGCCTGGCGGAGGCCGCGAGCGGCGAGTACCGGCAGATCATGGATCTCGCGCAGGCCGCGCTCGTCGCGAAGCTCGGGTTGAAGCCCGAATACGCCTGGCAGGTCTGCATCGAGGCGATGTTCCCCGACCGCGTGATCATCCGCCGCGAGGGCCGCTTCTGGTCCTACGGCTACAAGCTCTCCGCCGATAACCAGGTGCAGCTCGCGGACGCCACCGAGGTGGTCGAGAACTATGTGCCGGTGCAGCTCCGCGAGGCGTTCGCGCAGGCATGCTTCATCGAGGCCGTCGCCGGCGATGGCAGCGCGTGGGACGCGATCCTCGTGCGTTCCGGTCTTTCCCAAAACAAGGTGTTCTACCCCGACGCCGTGCTGCGCGAGGCGGCGCCGCGCTACGACGGCGCGCGCGTCTACTTGCGCTCCGACGATGAGCATCGCAAGGGCGGGACGCCGGACGTGAACAAGCTGGTGGGCTGGATCTCCGATCCTCGCTTCGTCGAGGGCGCGGCGCCCGATACCGGCTACCTTGCCGGCCGCGTGAACATCGCCGCCGGCGCGCGCAGCCTCCGCGAGACGATCAGCGATGCCTGGCGGCGCGGCAAGCGCGATCTCGTCGCGTTGTCCCACGATGCATACGGCATCGCCGAAAAAATCCTGCGCGAAGGCGTCCAGCGCGCGCGGTCGATCACCAAGGTCAATTCCGTGGACTTAATCGTCGAACCCGGTGCAGGCGGCGGGCTGGTTCGACTCATCGAAGCCGCCGCTGATACGGAGAACGACACCATGAAGAAGCGCATGCTCGAAGCGATCAAGCAGAAGCTGCCGGCGAAACACGCGCAGCTCAACGTCGAGACCGCGACGGACGACGAGATCGAGGCGCTCTACCGCGAGGCGATCGCCCCCGCTCCCACTCCGGCGCCCGCCGCGCAGCCTGCCGCTCAGGTTCCGGGGGTGACCGCCGAGCAGCTCGCCGAGAGCCTGCGCATGGTCGAGGCGAGGGCCAGCGCCCGCGTGAAGATCTACGGCACGAAGCTGCCGAAGGCGGTGCAGGAGCGGATCTGGTCGGGCTTCGAGACGCGCGAACGCTTCGTCGAGGCCGACGTGGACGCCGCGATCAAGGCCGAGCGCGAGTACGCCGCGCGGCTGACCGAGTCCGGCCACGTCAACCTGGGCGGGCTCGACATCGAGGTCGAGGACCGCGCGAAGAAGATCGACGGCATGCTCGATGCCTTCTTCGATCCGAAGCACAAGGATCACGCGCAGACCCATTCCTTCAAGGAATGCTACATCGAGTTGACCGGCGACAAGCGCGTCACCGGCCGGATGGAGAACGTGGACCGGGCGCGGCTCGCCGAGGCGGTCGGCGCGGCCTTCCGCGAATCGCTCGATTCGACTTCCTTCTCGAACGTGCTCGGCAACACCATCACGCGGCGCATGGTGGCGGACTATCGGGACGCGAACCAGTACGACGTCTGGCGCAGGGCGTGCGACGTCGTGCCGATCTCGGACTTCCGCACCAACGAGCGCACCCGCTTCGGCGGCTACGGCGATCTGCCGGCGGTGGCGCAGGGCGCGGCCTACCTGGCGCTCGCGAGCCCCACGGACGAGAAGGCAACCTACGCGGTCAGTAAGCGCGGCGGCACCGAGGACATCACGCTCGAAATGATCAAGAACGACGACGTCGGCGCGATCCGGCGCATTCCGGTGAAGCTCTCGCGCTCGGCCAAGCGCACGCTCGCCAAGTTCGCGCTCGACTTCGTGCGCACCAACCCGACGCTCTACGACTCGGTGGCGTTCTTCCACGCCACCCACGGCAACCTGGGTAGCGCTGCGCTCGATGCGACCTCGCTCGCCGCCGCCCGGCTGCGGATGCTGAAGCAGGCGGAGTTGAACTCGCTTGACCGCATCGGCATCGGGCCGTCCAACCTGTGGGTGCCGGCGGACCTCCAGGAGGCGGCGGTCAATCTCTTCAACCGCAATACCAACCTCGACAAGACCTTCATCAACTCGATGTCGCTCACCGTCATGCCGGTGTGGTACTGGACCGACGTCACCGACTGGGCGATCTCGGCCGACCCGATGGACGTCCCCGGCATCGAGATCGGCTTCCTCGACAACCAGCAGGAGCCGGAACTGTTCGTGCAGGACAACCCTACCGTCGGCTCGATGTTCACCAACGACAAGGTGACCTACAAGATCCGCCACATCTACGGCGGCAACGTCGTCGAGTACCGCGGCTGGGACAAGTCGGTGGTGGCGGGATAACCCTAGAGCGCCTGAGTCTGCCGCTGCGGGGAGATAACCCGCAGCGGTGGGCCGGAGCCAGGACAAACAGGAGAACATGATGAAGCGTTTTTCAGGCAACCTCAAAGCCCTCGTAATCGCCGTCGTCCTTGCCGCGCTGGCGATCGCGCTGCCGGTATCGAAGCTGGCGATCGCCGCGACGCCGAACGTCGCCGCCGGCGGCGCCCAGGTCGTCTACATCCCCTTCCATATCTCCGGGGCCATTTCCGCGACGGTCGTGGGCATCGCCAAGTTCAACATGCCGATGCCCTGCGACCTGATCGGTGTGGGCGCGAGCGCACAGGCGATCGTCGGAACGACCAACACGATCGACGTGAAGCTCGGCGGCACCACGGTCCTCTCGGCGCCGATCACGATCGCCGCGGCGGGCACCTACACCGAGGGAACGATCACCACCGCCGCCATCACCGACGAGGGCGCGATCACGATCGACGTGACGATCGCGGGAACCTCGCTCACGCACATCACGGTGTTCCTCACCTGCGCGCGAAAATAAGGACGATTCCAGAGCGGCAAGGGCGGGAGCGGCAGTCCGCCCCGCCCTTTTTATTCCGACATGCTCTCCGACCATCAGACACTCGTCATCGAGTTGACCCGCGACGACGCCGCGAAAATTCAGGCGGCGGAGCGCGACCGGGCGATCGATCTCGCGGTCAAGCGCTACTCCAAGGACCGGCCGCGGGAGACCACGCAGGACGTGACGCCGGAGGACGCGAACCACTTGCCGCTGCCGGCGCTGTGGGAGACGGACTTCTCGGAGCTGCGCTCGCTCGAATATCCGATCGGGAGCGTGCCCCCCAACACCATCAGCCAGGAGCGCTACAGCTTCTACCGCTCGCCTACCGCGGTGAAGCTCCAGCTGCTCGACGCGGTGGCGATCGCGGCGAACAACGTGCGCGCGACCTTCACCGTGAGGCATGCGCTGTCCATGTCGGCGGACACCATCCCCATCGAGGACCGCGAGCCCATCGCCTGCTGGGCTGCCGCCATTCTGTGCGACGAGCTGGCCGCGCTCTACTCGGGCAACACCGACTCGACGATCCAGGCCGACAGCGTGCAGCAGACGAGCAAGGCGCAGGAATACTCCGCGCGCGCGAAGGCGCTGCGGAAGCGCTACATGGACGAGCTGGGGGTCGAGGACAAGCGCTCGGAGCCCGCCGGCGTCGTGGTCAATCTGGATTTCCCCGACAGCCAGGGGCAGGACCGTCTCACGCATCGGAGCGCGTTCCGATGATGCCGGTGAGAATCGAGCTCGCGGGCTTCGCGGAGCTCGACGCCGCCTGGGCGAAGGCGCCGGACATCGTGCGCGAGGAAATGACTCGCGCGATGTGGGAATCGGAGCTGCTGCTCGAGCGCGAGGTGAAGGAGAAGACGCCGGTGGGCGTGGGCGGCGGCGGTGGGCTGCGCGGCAGCATCGCGGCGCAATCGCCCGAGGTGAGCTCCGACATCGTGCTCGGCGTCGTCGGCACGGCGATGGCGCACGCGGTGCCGGTCGAGATCGGGACGAAGCCCCATTTTCCCCCGGTGCAGCCGCTCGAGGACTGGGTCATCGCGAAGCTCGGCGTCGCGGAGAAGGACGCGCACGGCGTCGCGTTCCTCGTCGCGCGCAAGATCGCCGCACGCGGCACGCTCGCGGTCGGCATGTTCCACCGCGCGTTCAACGAAAACCAGGCGAAGGTCGAGAGAATTTTCGCCGGAGCCCGGCAGCGCATTGCCGAGCGGCTTGCCTCGCAACGGACATGATGAATGCCGACGCTCGCCGAGATCCGGGAAGCGATCCGCGTCCGCGTGGCCGCGGTCCCGAACATCGGGCGGGTCAACGACTACGAGCGCTACGTGACGCAGATGAGCGACCTCAAGACGCTCTATATCGCCACGATCGCGGGCGCCGACCAGTTGCGCGGCTGGCACATCCGCCGCGTAAGCGCGCGCGAGAGCTACACCGCCGTGAACCGTTGGGTGGTCACCAACGACTGGCGCATCAGAGGCTTCATGGCGCTGGACGATTCCGCGGCGAGCGAGAAGACCTTCGACAACCTGATCGAGGCGATCCGCGACAGTTTCCGGGCCAACCCGACGCTCACGGCCGAGCCGGACTATTCCGATATCCAGATGGACGAGGACCGCTCGGGCGTGCAGGTGCCGGAATCCGGGCCGGTGATGTTCGCCGGCGTGCTGTGCCATGCAGCGCGGCTCGATCTGACTTCGCGGCATTACCTCTAGGAGTGTGAGATGACCCATCGCGGCGGCGGCAGCTTCAGCGTCTCGGAATCCGGCGAGTTGACGCAGGTGGAAAAGCCCACGCGCGATCACCCCGAGGGCAACCGCCCGCGCGATGCCGGGGGCAAACCGCTCGATGCGGAGCGCGAGCCCGAGGCCCCGACCCCGCCCGAGCGCCCGCGCGGCGGGCTGCGGAGACTGAATACCGTCAAGGAGTAACCGATGGCCACCCGCTATTTCCGGAAAAGATCGATCCTCACCAAGATCGAAGGCACCTATGGCGTCGATGCCGCCCCGACCGGCGCGGCGAACGCGATCCAGGCGCAAAACGTCCAGATCACGCCGATGGAGCTCGAATACGTGGATCGCGACCTGGTGCGCGCCTATCTCGGGCACCAGGAGCAGATCGTGGTCACGTCGCGCGTGCGCCTCACGTACGACGTGGAAATCGCCGGCTCCGGCACCGCGGGCGTCGCGCCCGCGTGGGGCCCGCTGTGGCGCGGCGCCGGCTTCAGCGAG